AAATATGAAATCGTTTACAGAATACTTAATGGAAAGCAAAGAAGAGAAGAAATACTCTTTTAAAATTAAAATCGCCGGAGATCTTCCAGAGAACTGTGAAGATGTTATGGAAACTGCTTTACAAAAATACCAAGTAGCTAAGTTTGTTAAAACTAAGACTACACCTATACAGGCTAAACTACGTGACTTTCCTACTATGGAAAACTCACAAGTTAGCATCTTTGATATTGAACTAGAATACCCAACTACCAGCGCAGTACTTACAAGTTACATGTTAGAGCAAACTGGTCTAACTGCTGAACGCATCAAAGTGCGTAGCCCTGCAGAAGACGCGGAAGCAGAATTAAATGCAGAACATATTGACGAAGATGATGCTAAAGCATTATTGACTCAAGAATACAAAAAAGAAAATAATCAAAATATTGTAGGTGACAAAGGCATTAGCAACTTCCTAAAAGATCTAGCTAAGGTTAGAAAAGAACATGTACAGTACAAAGGTGTGAATGATGCTATCCTAGCAAAGAAAGCCCCTAAAGAAAAATCACAAGAACAAGCTAAACCTGTTGCTGGCAAAAGTCCAATTGGTTCTGCTAAAGGAAAATAATTATGAACTTTAACGAACTATTCCAAAAAATGAGAGAGCTCGACGCTCCTGTTGCAGAAGAATTAAAAGGCGGCCAAAAGAATCTTGATGTTGACAAAGATGGCGACATCGAAGCTGATGATCTAAAAGATCTACGTGATAAGAAAGTTGATGAAGAACTTGTCGGAGAGTGCGGAGACATGCCCAATGGTATGATGGGTATGAGAAATCCTGCACAACAAGATTCTATCAGTGCAAACATCAGTATGAATGCCAGTGGCACTGGTGGTATACGTGACCTTATGTCAATCTTACGTAACATTGAAAATGGTGATAGTACACCTGGCAGTGATGAACACGACATGGCCATTGCAATTGGCGGAATGGACAAACCAGAACCATTACTTGGTATGGACGAGGCAGAAGCTGGCGGATTTGATCAAGCTAGTACAACTCCTGATCCACAGATAGCTCCGGCAAGTGCAGCCTTTCCACAAGGCAATGACATACACAGCAAAGGTGGTAATGAAAGACCTAAAGTAAATGGTGGCGGAAATCCTTATGCCTTAGCCGCGGAAAGTTTAATTCCAAGACTTAGTTCTTTGTATCAAGAAGTTAAAAGTCGTTAATCAGCTATAAGCTACTCAAAGAGGCCCTGGTGGCCTCTTTTTTATTGTAAATAACATTATGGCAACTAAATCACTAGACGGCGTCCTTACCAAAAAGGCGCATACTCGAGAAACCTTCACTGAGCGACACATTGAAGATTTAATCGCATGTTCTGACCCCACTACAGGATATCATTATTTCTGTAAGAACTATTTTTACATACAGCATCCGGTTAAAGGTAAAATGTTGTTTGCACCATTTGATTTCCAAACTAGACTGTTAGATGCATATCATAATCATCGATTTAATGTAAACATGTTGCCTCGTCAGATGGGTAAGACTACCTGTGCCGCTGGCTATTTACTATGGTTTGCCATGTTTCATCCAGACCAAACTATTCTTATTTCAGCGCATAAATTTACTGGCTCACAGGAAATTATGCAGCGTATTCGATACGCATATGAACTATGTCCTGATCATATTCGTTCAGGAGTGGTAAACTATAACAAGGGCTCTATTGAGTTTGATAATGGATCACGTATTGTCTCTACAACTACTACTGGCAACACAGGTCGTGGTATGTCTATTTCCCTACTATACTGTGACGAGTTTGCTTTCGTACCTCCAAATATCGCCGATGAGTTTTGGACTTCAATTTCCCCGACACTAGCAACTGGTGGTCGAGCAATTCTAACATCAACACCTAACAGTGATGAAGATACATTTGCTATTATATGGAAAGAAGCCAATAAGAAGTTTGATGAGTTTGGCAATGAACAACTAACAGGTATCAATGGTTTCTTCCCCTTTACCTGTGCGTGGAGTGAACATCCGGACCGTGATGATGTATGGGCAACAACTGAACGTGGGCGTATTGGAGAAGAACGATTCCGTCGTGAATACAACTGTGAATTCTTAGTCTATGATGAAACACTAATCAACAGTATTCACCTTGCCGGAATGGAAGGCAAGCAACCTATAATGAACATGGGGCAAACTCGCTGGTACAAAGAACTCAGTAAAGATAACATTTATGCTATTAGTCTTGATCCTAGTCTAGGTACAGGTGGCAACTCGGCAGCTATACAAATATTTGAATTACCTTCGTTTACGCAAGTAGGCGAATGGCATCATAATTTAACTCCTATACAAGGACAAATTCGAATTCTAAAAGAAATACTAACCTATATACAAGAGTGCATAGGCAGTGACAACAGCGGAAATATATACTGGTCTGTTGAAAATAATAACATAGGTGAAGCAGGACTAGTTTGTATTCGAGACATTGGGGAAGATCAATTTCCAGGACTATTTGTAAGCGAGCCAATTAGAAAAGGCCATGTGCGTAAATTCCGTAAGGGATTTAATACTACACACAAGACTAAAATATCAGCGGCTGCTAGATTAAAACACCTAATCGAATCTAACAAAATGAAGATTAGCAGTAAACCCCTAATATCAGAGCTTAAGGCATTCATTGTTACAGGTGTTAGCTTCAAAGCAAAAAGCGGAGAAGAGGACGATCTAGTCAGTGCATTATTACTGATAGTCCGTATGAGTCAAGTGCTTGCAGACTGGGATTCAAGGGTATTTGATAGTTTTAGTAGTAATGATGACGCAGGTAATGAAGACTACGAACTGCCAATGCCTATCTTTGTTTCAACTAATTAAAGATAAATATCAATATGGACAAGAATCTCGAACCAATCGCTAAAGAACTATTTGGAAAAATTCGCACACAATTTCCAAAAATTAAACTTGGTGATGCAAATAGTGACGTAACTGATCGCCCTAACGACGCTCGTTTTTTCGAATTTGATTTTGTAAAAAACGGAAAGAATTTAGGATCTATCAGCATCAGCATTGCCGATGCTGAAAGTGAGGCGGCTGAAGACGACCTAGCTGACAATGACGGAATGGTTGTTATGTACAGTAATGACATAACTGACGATCAACCCGATAGTGTAAAAAGACAATGGTTTAATTTTTTAAGGGAACTTAGAGAATTTGCCAAACAAAAGATGATGCATTTTTCTATACGTGACATCACAAAAAAGAATTTAGATAAACGAGATTATCAACATTTAGCCAAGAATAACGGAGACGGCAGTATGACTGAAAGTAAACTATGGGGCACATCTAAGACTAGTTATCAACAGATGGGCGAAGCTAAACTAATTGTTAGACACACCCAACCTGTAAACTATGCCCATGCAGCTGGTCGTACACTACACATTGAAAGCATCCATGTTGAGAACAGTCAGGGTGAACGTTTTAAATATCCAGTGAAGCATTTGAATGGTGCTCGCGCCCTAGCTACTCATGTAGCACACGGTGGTACACCATATGATGGTATTGGTCAGCACATTACTGGTCTAAGTGAAGAACTAAACAAACTACGCATGTTCAAAGGCTATGTTGATCGCAACTCTATGGTTAGCGAAGCAATGGGCACGATACAAACTAAGGTATACGAGCGTATTGATCAAGTTAAGAAAGAAATCCGTAGCTTACAAAATCAAAGCTATTACGAATCATTTGCAGAATCGTTTGTGGTTAATGAAGCACAAGAGATTCCAGAAGATGTAGTTAATGATTGGATTGATCGTTTAACTATTCGCAGTTTTAATGAAGAACTAAAAAATGTATTCCCATACATTTACAAACTAGTAGGCGAAGAAGTTGATGTTATCAAAGAACTAACAGCAGATGATTTACTTGATGAAGTTTTTGACGGCGATAAAGAAACTGGTACTACACACAAAGGCGGTAAGGTTACTAAGACTGCTCACGGTGTTAAGCATGAAAAGACTGATTACGATGACGGTGAAAAAGTTGCGTTTAGACACAAAGACGAAAAGAGTCGTTATAAAAAGTATGCCAACTTAGATCAAGAAGATCAATTCGAAGCATTCTTAAATAATCTAGTCAGTGAAGAAAGTGATTTGTTTAACACTGACGAAGAAAGTCAAAGTGCATCAATACAAACATTAAATCAACTAATTGCACAAGAATTCCCAGCAGGTGTAGATGGTACCAATGCTATTCAAAGTTTGCAAGGTGTAATTGACGATCAAGAATTTGTCGATGCAATTAAACAACTAGGTAAGGTAAATCCAGAAATGGACATTAGAGAATTCCTAAAGAGTTACCTAGAGAAGCACGACGAAGAAAACGGTACAGACATTGCCAGTAAGATTAATTTTGATTCTACTACTCCTGCACCCACTGAGCCTGCTCCGGCAGCACCTCCAGCCGAACCTGTTGCGTCAGCGCCTGCTCCAGTAGCGACCCCAGTTGATCCAGCAGCAGTACCTGCGGCACCTGCACCAGTAGCTGAAGAAAAAGAAGATCCTCCTTTTGATGGTCCTTACAAAAAGCCAGGCGACAACAAAGATCAGTTTGGTAATGTTGTTAAGAATCCTGCTCGCCACGCTGCTAAGAAAGGTATGGCCGCCGCTATCGCTAAAGCCAAGAAAGCTGGTGCCACTGCTGAGACTATGGTTAACTTTGGTTCAGGTGAAATGAGCCTAGGTGAAGCTATTGCTAAGGCTGGAATGGATGTTGAAGAATTCTTTGAAGGCGCTGGTAAACAAAACGAAGTAATTGAATTTGTTAAATCAATGTATGATGAGACAACTGGTAATTTTCCAAAGGGAGAAACTGGTGTATTATTAGCAGTTGAAAAACAATTTGGTGAAGATGCAGCCAAGATGGCACACAGTGTAATCAGTGAGCTATCACAAGTATACGAATCAAAACGTATGCGCCAACTTGCTGGCATTACTGAGCATGGACTACAAAAGCCACAAGCTGATGTTTCTGAAATGTTCAAACGCTTCAATTCTATGTTTAGATAATTGGCAAAAATAAATCACATTTAAGCAAGATATCTCTTGCAATGATAAATAAAAGTGCGTATAATAACATATATGCACTTTTTACTTTACAATGGTGTAAAGTAGATATAGGCAAAACTAGCAGAAATGCAAAACAACTTAGGCTAACAATAGGAGATAATCATGGCATCATTAGCTGAAATCAGAGCAAAGCTCAAAGAGCAAGAAGGTAATTCAAAGGGTGGCGGTGAACGTACCGGTGGAGATAATTCCATTTACCCTTTCTGGAACTTAAAAGAAGGTTCCGAATCAACAGTCCGTTTTTTACCTGACGGAAATCCCGACAATACATTTTTCTGGGTCGAACGTGCAATGATCAAATTGCCATTCGCCGGCGTTAAAGGTTCTACTGACTCCAAGTCTGTAACCGTCAATGTCCCCTGCATGGAAATGTATGGCGAAGCTTGTCCAATCTTGAGCGAAGTACGTGGTTGGTTTAAAGATCCAGCATTGGAAGATATGGGTCGTAAGTATTGGAAGAAACGTAGCTACATCTTCCAAGGATACGTTGTTGAAGACGGTCTTAAAGAAGAAAATCGTCCGGAAAATGCAAATCGTCGATTTATTATCGGACCACAGATCTTCCAATTGATCAAGGGTGCATTGCTTGATCCAGAAATGGATGACATGCCAACTGATCCAGTCAACGGTGTTGACTTCAAGTTGATCAAAACTTCAAAAGGTGGTTATGCTGACTACTCTACTAGCAAGTGGAGCCGCCGTACTCGTCCATTGGATAGTACAGAAACTGCTAACTTGGAAACACATGGCTTGTTCAATCTTAAAGATTACTTGCCTAAGAAGCCAACTGACGTTGAAGTCAAAGTTATGAAAGAAATGTTTGAAGCAAGTGTTGATGGCGAGCCGTTTGATATGGATCGCTGGGGACAGTACTTTAAGCCAGCAGGTATGGGCCAGGCAACTGGTGATCCTAACTCTGCGCCTAAGGCAACTCCTGTTGCTCGTCCTGCACCAGTAGCAGCACCTGCCGCAGAAGATGCAGCACCTTGGGAAGAAGAAGTTGCTACAGCTGAGAAATCATTCTCAGCACCTAAGCAAGAATCAGCACCAGCTGCCAGTGGCGGTCGTGCAGAAGACATTCTTGCTATGATTCGCAATCGTAACAAGCAGTAAGCGTTAGAGTAAGTACAGGGTTTGCGCCCTGTACTTCTCGCCACTATTAGGAGAATAACTATGGCTAAACTAAACAAACTCGCAAAAGTAAATGAAAATATCAGTCTTAATCGTTATGACAACGGCTTCATGATAGAAGTTAGTGGTCGCGATAAGAAAGAAGAATGGAAGACCGCTAAGGTCATGTGCAATACAGAAGAAGAACTTATTGCAGTGATCAAAGAGTGGGTCGCAATGGACTTGGATAATTAATCATGGCAACAAAAGCATTTGACTTATCTAAATTCCGCAAAACCCTAACCAAGAGCATCGATGGCTTAGGTGTTGGCTTTAATGATCCTACAGATTGGATCTCAACAGGCAACTATGCTCTAAACTATTTGATTAGTTCAGATTTTAACAAAGGTGTGCCACTTGGTAAAGTGACAGTCCTTGCAGGTGAATCAGGAGCAGGTAAGAGTTATATCTGTTCTGGCAATCTTATCAAAGCCGCTCAACAACAAGGCATTTATGTAGTGTTAGTTGACAGTGAAAATGCTCTTGATGAGAAATGGCTTCATGCACTTGGCGTAGATACAAGTGAACAAAAATTGTTAAAACTCAATATGGCCATGATTGACGACGTGGCAAAGACCATTAGTGAATTCATGAAAGAGTACAAAACAATGGATGAAGCAACTCGTCCTAAAGTATTGTTTGTCATTGACTCATTAGGTATGTTGTTAACTCCAACAGACGTTAATCAGTTTGAAGCAGGCGAAATGAAAGGTGACATGGGCCGTAAGCCTAAGGCACTTACTTCATTAGTTCGTAATTGTGTAAACATGTTTGGCAGCTACAATGTTGGATTGGTTTGTACAAATCACACCTACGCAAGTCAAGACATGTTTGATCCAGATGACAAAATTTCAGGTGGACAAGGTTTCATTTATGCAAGTAGTATTGTTATTGCCATGCGTAAACTGAAATTGAAAACTGATGCCGATGGCAACAAGACTACCACAGTAAATGGTATCCGTGCCGCTTGTAAGATCATGAAAACACGCTATGCAAAGCCATTTGAATCAGTACAAGTTGAGATTCCTTATGCAACAGGCATGAGTCCATACAGTGGTCTTACTGATCTGTGTGAGGCAAAAGGTTTGCTTACAAAAGATGGCAACAGACTTAAATACGTTTCTACAGATGGTACAGAGATTAAATTGTATCGTAAGGAATGGGAACGTAATGAAGATGGATGTCTTGATAAAGTCATGCTTGAATTTAATAATGTTCGCCCAGTTCCTACAGTACAACTTGCTATTGATGAAGAAACTGGAGAAATTATAGAATGAACGAAAATCATATTGGTGATATTTGGATGTTGTTTAAAGAGTACGTTGACAAAAAAGTACTTGACGTATTAGCAGAACGATATGTTGATTTGTTAGCAGATCACGGTGTCAGCGATAAGGTTATGGCTGGCGCCTCTGGTGTTGACGATGACCTTGATAATGCTATTGACTTTTATCTAGATGAAACAAGTGACGAGGAAGAACTCGACGACGAAGATTTAGATTCTTATGAAGATGATGAATAATCTATGACTTGGTATACAAAAGTTTCAAAAGATATTTCGTATATTCCCGATGCTGTAGCACACTATGAACTTGAATTACAGGCAGCAAAGACAGATGCTCGCATAGCGGGGAACATTGAAAAGGCCGCTGCCAGGATGCCAGGCATTGTGGAAGAACGATTTGGTCAGCTACAAGAAATTGAAGCAATTTTGGAATATTTGAATATTGAACTTAGACGACTTAAGAGTCAACACTTCCGTAAATATTTAGAAAACTATCAAAGGGCTCTGTCATCAAGAGATTGTGAAAAATTTGTTGAAGGCGAGTCTGATGTGGTTGACTTTGAAAAAATTATCAATGAGTTTGCCCTGCTGAGAAACAAGTGGCTAGGCATTACTAAAGCATTAGATCAAAAACAATGGCAATTAACCAACATTGTTAAACTTAGAGTAGCTGGCATGGAAGATGCCACGTTATAATCATAAAACTTGACTTTTAACTTATACTCTAGTATAATCTAACTATGATAACAGTAGACACATTGCTCATAGAGCTGTCCCGTCAAGGCATTGAAACCTTAAGTTCTCAGATTGCCAACAGAGATAAAAAAGTTTTAATCAGTCTTGCTAGGCAAATTACATCGGGTCAATTTTTGACTGAAAATCAGTCAAAATTACTGATAAAAATTCTCAAAGAAAACGATCAACATATTTTTGATCCAACGTCTACCACTCGCACTGTTGTTGATAATCCCACATGGACACACCCCTTTAGAGTGATTGAACAGGTTAGAAAAATTTTCTTATCCAAAGACCACGATGGCCGAATCATAGTGGAATTTACCCATAATAAACGTCTACGACAGCAAATCACTGACCTCAATAAAATCATCGAAGGTCAGATGCTGTCGATTAATAACAGGCAGTATAGTGTACCACTAACTGAAAAAAATCTCTACCAGATAGTCGCAGTGTTCAAATCACATGGGTTCGAAGTAGATCCAATTATTATGAAATTTTACCAAGAAATTTCAGAAATTCGCTCAAGAAAGTCAACCCAGTTTGATGTGTTTAATTTAACTAATGAAAAATTAATTACCGCGGTGCATAATGAAATTGGTCAGATATCAGACGACAATTTGATTATGTTAAACGATCGAAGCTTGAAATTTCAATTCACAATTTTTCCAAAAAATCCAGAAATTTCACTGAAAAATTCACTGGCTAACAGGCCGTCACCTCGAGTATGGATTGATAGTAACACTACCCCACTTGATGAGTTAGTTACGGCACTATACAAATTAAATCGATTACCTGTACTATTTGTGTTCAACGGTCATGACTCTAAAGAGTGTTTACAAAACCTCAAAAAATTGGAAAAATCACTGAAAAATAGTGACCTTGATAAGATCGGGATTTATTTTAGATTTGATAGTGGCAGTGATAATAACAAAGAATTTAATTCTTTAATTTCACAATTAGATTACAACTCTAAATTAAATCAACAGACACAGGTAGCAGGTATTGCAAATAATAAATTACCAAAATTCATGCTAAAAAATGGTTGGTATCCATCAAGTGTAGTATCATTCTCAAATAATTTTAAAAGCAATAAAACCAGTGTCTATTGCAATTCAGTTGATTTGATAGTATACTACAATGATAAACGTCCCTTAGGAGGGGTAGATGCCATCGTGTAAATTGATCATTCAAGATGAGGTAAATCTTAAGGTAGAAGGACTTCCTGTTGAAATTCGACGTAAGTTAGCAAATACATTTAAGTATGAGGACCCTACTGCTCGTTATCGTCCAGCATATAAGTTAGGTAGGTGGGATGGAGCAATTACATTATTTGGATTAGGTGGTAACGGCTACCTAAGCCAGCTGCCAAAGATCTTAGAAGTACTGGAAAAAAGCGGCGTTGAGATAACAGAAATTATCGACAATCGTGCAGCCATTAATTTGCAGTTTCCTAAAGTAGAAGCAGACTTTTGGGGAGATCAATGCTGGCCTGTTGGACACAGATTTGCAGGTCAGCCAATTAGACTGCGTGAAGATCAAGTTGAAGTAGTAAATAAATTTCTTGAAAATCCTCAGTGTTTACAGGAAATTGCCACTGGCTTTGGCAAGACAATAACCACAGCAACATTAGCAAAGATTTGTGAACCTTACGGTCGAACATTTACTATTGTACCTAATAAAAGTCTTGTTGAACAAACAGAAGAAGATTTTATCAACTGCGGCCTTGATGTAGGTGTGTACTATGGTGATCGCAAAGATCTCTATAAAACTCACACTATTGCCACTTGGCAGAGTCTTAATATACTCGACAAGAAAAGTAAAAATCACGAGCAAGACATATTAACACTTGCAGAATTTCTTGACGGTGTTACTACAATTATGGTAGACGAGGTACACATGGCTAAAGCTACTGTGTTGAGAAATTTGCTGACACAGAACTTTAACAATGCTCCTATTCGTTGGGGTTTAACTGGCACTGTACCTAAAGAAGATTTTGAAGCACAGCAAATTTTTGTAAGTCTTGGACCCTGTGTACACGAAGTTCACGCACATGAATTACAAGCACAAGGTGTTTTAAGTGACTGCCATGTAAACATAACACAACTTATTGACTTACCTGAATTTAAGTCATATGCAGAAGAATACAAGTATCTTGTCACTGATGAAGACAGGATGATTTTTATATCAAAACTAGTAAATGGCATTAGTAATAGTGGTAATACCCTTGTACTGGTAAATCGAATAGAGACAGGTAAATTCATTGTTAACGAAATTCCAGATAGTGTCTTTATTTCAGGTGAAGTAAAAACTAAAGATAGAAAGAGTGAATACGATGAAATTAAAACTGTTGATAACAAGATTATTGTGGCGACTTACGGTGTGGCCGCTGTGGGTATTAATATCCCCCGTATTTTTAATCTGGTTATGGTGGAGTCCGGAAAGAGCTTTACAAGGGTTATACAAAGCATTGGGCGAGGCATTAGACGTGCAGACGACAAAGACTTTGTCCAAATCTGGGACGTTACAAGTACCTGCAAATACGCCAAGCGCCATCTCACGCAACGTAAGAAGTTTTACAAGGACGCTAAGTACCCGTTCACGATCGAGAAAATAGACTGGAAATAATAACAAAAATATGCAAATACTAACCTTAGACAATCAAGCATTTGACTTGAATAATTTACCTGATGAGGTAGATGACAGCATGAGATTTGCTGTATTAGATAACAGTGATGCACAAAGTCCTGACTTTTTCTTTCAGCCATTAATTTTCTTAGAAAGTTTTAATAGTCCAGCAATGGTACTTAAAATTGGTAACGATGAAGTTACTATGCCCATTGATTGGTCGATTGCAGTCGGCGATAGTTCTACTGCGAGTGATATTGAAATACTGCCACTTACTAGCTTAAACGATCGCGGATTTGAAGCATTCTGTTTTAACCCATTAAGTAGTTTTAGATTAGAATTTAAGAAGATCGAAATTGTAAATTTTTATAATGATGTTAAATGGTATTTTCCAAAAATGAAAAATAATCAATTGCTTGCAGTACCGTTAAATAATGAACCAAAGACGTTATGTGCATATTTTGTTAAAGAAATATCACGTCAAAGTGAAATAATTTTATTAGATAGACTATTGTAATATGGGAAAACTTACACCAGGTGCAACGTACATTTACGAACGCAACGCTGGCGAAGTATATGCCAGAGAAGTTGGGGCTGACCCAAGTACACGAAAATTAATTGGATACAATTGGGATCCTGTCAGCGGCAAGCGGAGCACACACGACCATATAATAGAAGACAAAATGTGGGGTGAAATTCGTCGAATGGCTCCTACCAATCCCGCTTTACAAAAGGCACTGGACCGTGCTATAATGATATATAGACTAAGCAAGGACAAACCATTATGAGTACAGACGCAGATAAATTTAATCATAGCAAACGTCTTCAACGGAACGAAAACGCTGTAAAGAAACAAGTAAAAATTGCTAAAGCACACGGTCTAACTGATAAAGATAAAGCAGTTAAGGAACCGCACCGCTTAGAAAAACACCATGCTATGGACTGCGGTAATCCCGGATGTATGCTATGTGGTAATCCTCGTAAGCTATGGCACGAATTAACTGCACAAGAAAAACGCATGTTCCAAGAAACAGAAATTCGTCGTATGCGCCATAGTAATGGTACAATTCCAGAGGATGATAATGAGTGAAAAGGTTGAACTAAAAGATAAACTTGCAGCCGTTGATATGAACTACAAAGGCCTGTGGGACGAGTTAGATGCTGAACAACAGAAGGCACTTAAGAGTGAGTTGTTTATTTTAAATCGATACATTAGCAATGCCCAAGGCAATCGAGAAATTCAGGAACATTTTATTTTAACTGTTAATGAATACTTTAACAAGCACTGGAATATTCTACAGAAGCATCCAAAATTGTTATGGCAATTGCTTTGTATGTGCGGGCATGAAAGTCAAAAGATATTTTTTCATCAATGGATTGGCTTTAAGAAAAAACAAGGCAATAACAAACTATCTAAGTTTTTATTAGAAATATACCCAAACAAAAAACAAGATGAAATTGAAATGATGAGTCAATTAATGACTACTGCTGACGCTAAAAAATTAGCACAAACACATGGTTTTGATGATAAACAAATTGCTAAAATGTTTTAACTATGTTAGAATTAAGTGTGAATAAACCTTACGCCTGTCAGTTTTGCAAATCAAAATTTATGCAAGAAAGAACTCTTGCAGTACACATGTGCGAGCAGAAAAGACGTTACTTGGCCAAGGATGAAAAACATGTTTTTATAGGATATCAAACCTATAATAAATTTTATAGAATTACGCAACAACTAGGTGTTGACAAAACCTATGACGACTTTGCACGTAGCCCATATTATAATGCTATGGTAAAGTTTGGAAGTTTTGTTAATAACACAAAGCCCCTATACCCTGACAAATTTATCGACTATGTAGTACGCAGTGGTGTTAAATTAGATCACTGGTGTAGAGATGAATTATATGAGAAATATGTTATTAACTTAATTCATACTGAATCTGTCGAGACCGCATTAGAGAGAAGTGTTGCACACATGCAATCCTGGGCCACTGATAATAATGCCCTGTGGAATCATTACTTTAAGTATGTTAGTACTAATCGAGCTGTATTTGATGTCAAGGATGGTAAAGTGAGCCCGTGGCTAATTCTTAACTGTGCTAGTGGCAAAGCTATGCTGGGCAATTTCCGTGATGATCAGTTGAGTGCCATTGGCAATGTTATTGATCCGCAGGTATGGGTTAAGAAGTTTAAAACTCAAAAGTTTGACATGGAACTTGTGAGAACTATTGTTAAAGAATCGAGCCTATAATGCCAGATATTGATATTGACTTTGCTGACAGAGATCACGCCCTTAAATTTATCAAACATATACCTGCGGCTATTAAGGATACAACTGGTACTTTTAAAAAGCACAATACTGGCGTATATTGTACACCTATCCCGTACAATCCTGTAAATAACTTATCCAACGTAGACTACAAAGAAGCAGAAGAAAGAGGCTATTTTAAACTAGACTTTCTAAATGTTAGTATCTATAAAGATGTACGGGATGAAGAGCATCTCAAAACTTTAATGGAGACTGAACCACTATGGGACCTTTTAGCGCAGGACGATTTCAGCAGTTTACTATTTCACGTCAACGGACACGGAAGCATTTTGAGACAGATGAAGCCGACGAGTATACTCCAACTAGCGGCCGTTTTGGCTATGATAAGACCCGCAAAGAGGCATTTGATTGGAGAGACCTGGACGACGGTGATGGAGACGATTTGGACAAAGCCCGAGGATGGTGAGTACTACTTTAAGAAAGCTCATGCGGTAGCATACGCAATGGCAGTGGTAGTACAGATGAATTTAATCTGTGAAAGTATCAGTTACGGATATACATGACTATAGAATATTTTGAAACTCCAGTGCCCCATATAATTGTTAGAAACATATTTAATACTAATGATTTAGAAAATGTTTGGAAAGAATTAGCATTCTTAACACATCCAGACAAACTGTTATCACCAACAATTACACAATCGGCAATATCACCTAACGGCAATACGGTTAAAAACAACCACGGAGTTTTCTTACATGATATATACCAAACTCCTAATATTTCAGATATCTATCGATCAATGACTAATGTGTTTACTAGACAATTCTGTGAAGAAGTAGCTTCTAAACATATGATATTTAAATGGTTTACTGAGCTTACTGATGAATCTTTTTTGTTAAGTTATTATGATGATAATGATAATTACCTTCCACATAAAGATGTGTCTATATATACAGTACTAGTTAACCTATATAAAGACCCTAAAGCATTTGTCGGTGGAGATTTGTTGTTGGGTGAAGATGGCTATACAATTCCGTTAGAAAATAATAGGATGATTATTTTTCCAAGTTGGGCAGTACATGGAGTTACCCCTGTTAAATTTTTAAATACAACAGAAAAATTCTCAGGATGGGGAAGATATACTATTAGTAATTTTCGAATGTACTTACGACAATAAGGTACAGATTTAGTTAATTCTTAGGTATAGGTCGAACCAATTGTACACTTTTACGTTTGACTCTTTTTAACGTTAAGTTCATTAAATTAACAACTGGTCCTAATAGTATTCGAACATCCTTACTATTAAATGTCTTTATTGCATACTTAAACGGCGAAATTTCTGTGCGCAGAAAGATATTGATAGGTATCTGTCTATTTGATTCCCACCACCAAGTCTCTCCAATATCTAAAAATATCGTCTTTTCTTCGGGTGTTTTAATAATAGATAAGTCGTAGAAGCTAGTTACGAACTGATCTTGATTTATAATAATACCTACGAATTCGGCCTCGCCGTAGTGTAATACGCTTATAAACGGTAAGTGTTCTTGTATGTTATCTCTTAATTTAACCATATAAATAGTAGTGAGGCCTTTAAACCAAATGCAAAAAATTTCAAGTTATTTATATTCAAACAGAATCCAAGCAGTTGTCAATCTGGCTGCATCACCTTTGGAGTGGAGAATCGTGTATCAACGTAAATTTAAAATCTATCAAGGCCTAGACAATGTACTAGAACTTGATGTAAAAAATGCCGAACAAAAACGTATCGACATTACTACTTATGCATTGAAGTTCGTCATTATGGATCAACTTAATCAAGAAGTATATGCAGGTAATGTTAACACTGCAACAGGTAAAAAAGGCATTGGATTGATGGTTATCCCGGCGCTGGCCTTAGATACTATTACCCCTCAATTCCTAAAATACACAGTATACATCCTTAATCAAGATACTACTAAAACTCCTGTATACGGTGATACTCAGTTTGGTGTTACGGGAACTATGGATTTGTTAGGCGGCGCAATGCCAACCGGTCTGCCTGTTAAAATCATAAAAACTTTTATATATGAAATTGATGTAAATGACCCTACTTGGCAAACTCGAAATTATTACAGCGAATCAATCGAAATCAATCCAGTAAATGACGGCGTTGGATCTGGAGAAGTTGAGTTAACGTTTTCTTTTAGTTCATTGGCTGCGCCTATTACTGTACAAACTACCACTGGCGATATAGTAAGTACTGCTACTAATTGGACTAGTGTAGAAACATTTAATGTAACCACAGCAACCACTACTGTAACAAAAACATACACTATTGACCCTGATACAAATTGGCTGAGAATCTCCTACACGGCCCAGGCAAATACTACCGGAACAATTGACAAAGTAACAGCAATACTGTAAAATGTAACTATGAGTTTAATCATAGATACAGTACAGTCATACCTCCCTGCAAAACGTAAAGTAACCCCGAGTGGTTGGGTCAGCTTCAATGCGGTATGCTGTCACCATAACGGGACATCAGCTGACAATAGACAGCGTGGCGGCATTATGGTTAATGAAGGTGTTAGCTATCATTGCTTTAACTGTGGATTCAAAGCCAGTTGGCAACCAGGTCGCAAAGTATCGGTTAAATTAAAACGTCTTATGCAATGGCTAGGTGTTGCAGACGATACCATTACCAAATGTAGTCTAGAGGCTATGCGCATCGAAGAAGACAGTTCATACAAAGGTGAGCAAGGTCTTATACCCACATTTATTGACAAAGCCTTGCCTATTGGCACTAAGCCTTTAACAGAATGGATTAAACATCCCTCAGACGAGCTAGTACCAGTATTGGAATACCTAGCCAGCCGCAACCTATACGTAGATGATTATCCTTGGCATTGGACTGATGAAGATGGATTTAGCAATAGACTAATTATTCCTTTTTATCACGAACATAGGCTAGTTGGATATACTGCCCGTAAGATTACAACTGGTAAACCCAAGTACATAAGTGAACAACAGCCCGGATATGTGTTTAATTTAGACAGACAACATTACGAACGTAAATATGTCATAGTAACAGAAGGCCCTATTGATGCTATCTGTATAGACGGTGTTGCTGTAATGAGTGCTGAGATCGGCGTAAGCCAACATGCACTAATTAGTCAACTACAGCGTGAAGTTATAGTGGTAGCAGATAGAGATGACGCTGGTTATAGGATGGTTGAACAGGCACTAGAATATGGATGGAGTGTAGCTTTTCCTGAATGGACCGAAGGCGTTAAAGACGTAAATGACGCAGTTATCAAATACGGAAAATTATATACACTATACAGTATCATAAGCTCAAAAGAATCTAACAATTTAAAAATACAGTTACAAGCACGTAAATGGTTTAAGAAGGAAGAAGAATGAAATTTATTAATTGGCTACTAACGCCCTACAGACGCTGGCAGGAACGCAAAGCATTTAATAAGCGTCTTGAAGAACTGCGTAAACGCGATCCATTTATTTACAAATGATACAGTGGGGAATAAACGCTCTCAATCACGGCAGTAGTCTAGCGGTGTTTAAGGATAGCGAACTACTATCATGGGTTACGTGTAAAGATAACGAAATAGACACATTACTTATTACTGATGCACTACATCGAGGTGCTCCGGATCGTATTTTTTGGTATGAACGTCCTTGGCTTAAAAAAGCAAGACAAGTATATGCTGGGCAATATGCGACAGCATTAGACATGTCGGTGTTACCTAAACGATATTTGAATAAAATAAGAGTTCACTATGCCCCAGTTACTTACACGCCGCACCATGCAAGTCATGCTGCCGCTGGGTACTACTCTAGTCCGTTC